AGATCCGTGATCGGTACAGGCACAGGCAGAGAAGCCCTTTTGTACCAAATCCTCTGCCAGTTCGTCGTCGGTACGGAAAACGTCGCCTACGCTCCCGCGCTCGGTATGAAGATGCAAGGGGATGTAACTTTGAGGACCGGAGGTCTTCAAGGTCCCGAGTCCCGCTGGTTCTCCCGGAAGTCCCGAAGGGATTTTGCTTCTTTGAGGCATTTGTGGTTCGGGAGCGATGGGAGGGCTCAAAGGACTGGGCTGAGGTGTAAGGGCTTCCCTTTCGCCTTCCATTTGTCCATTTTTAAGAAAAAAGTTTACACGCTCGAAGGATTTTATGTAATCCTCAATTTTTATTGCTCCTCTGAGACAATAAGATGGATGATACAGACCAATGTATCTCCGGTCCCCTTCCGTAAAAGTTTGTCCTATGGACTCCGAGATCTTCTTGTTTGGAAAAAAGAAGTTCAGGCTAGTAGCTCCCAGACAAACAATTATCTTTGGGTTCAGTAACTCCAACTGTTGTTCAAGCCAGGGTTTACAAGCCTCTATTTCTTCAGTAGTAGGCTTACGGTTCTCCGGAGGGCGGCATTTTATGATGTTTAAAATTGTGTAATCCTTTATTCCATTCTCTCGGATACATCTATCAAGAAGCATTCCAGATCTCCCGACAAAGGGTTTGCCTTGAGCGTCCTCGTCTGCTCCAGGAGCTTCACCTATAAAAACGATGTCGGGATTTGGAGACCCTCGCCCAGTAACGGTGTTCGTCCGAGTTTTACAGAGATCGCATTTTTGACAGGCTTTAATTTCAGAAGAAAGAGTTTTAAGGTCCATTTATTCACCGTCCAATAAAATTTATTAAAAAGAGATTTAATGTTGTTTTCTATTCCTTTTTAGTCCCATTCTGTTTGCTTTATAAATAATGTTTTTCTTGCTTCGTCCCAGTCTCTCAAGGATTTCCTCCCACGGAGCTTGCGCATAATTCTCTCGGAGATACTCCGTATCTTCGGGAGAATAATGTTTCATATATTCCAAAACCCCATGAGTCAGTCCCAATTCCTTAACTCGCTTTATAATCTGGCTCTCGGATCGGCCCCATAGTTTCTCTTGAATCTCGGTTCTTAATGGAACCCTTCCATAGAGTTCCTTAAGAATCTTGTCTTCTTCCGGGGTCCATTTGTCTGGCATGGGTCACCTCATAGAGAGATGGGAGTTTAGTCTTTCAAGAGAAACAGAGACCTTTTCAAGGGAACAAAGATAACATCTTCCTGCTTTTGAGTTATATAAAGCGCAGTTAGGAACGCATTGGTTCTTTAAAAAAGGACAAATAACGGATTCCAAGAAAAGACCTCCTACATTTCCGACAGTATATTGCCGTAATATTTATCCTCTTCTTCGGAAAAATCGTATTTATGCTTTTCTAAGGTCTCCATTAACTCTTCTTTAGAAATTTCTCGTACTGTAATATTCTTCTTTCCACAGTCAGAATTTGTGCAGCTCGTTTTTTTCTTGTCTCCCGAATACCATTGAAATCTTCCACAATAAGGACACTTAATGAGTCGGGACGATTTTTCTTCGGAAGGGATAGGGACTACAGAAATTTTACATCTACTACAGGTTGCTCTTTTCGATCCTTTGTACCATGTCCTCCAGATCCAGGATTCATCACACTTTGGGCAGGTGACTTTTTTGGGTCTCGGGAGCAAAATAGGGTTTTCGGGGACAAACATTTAGTTATCCCCTATTCCGTCCAGCATATTGAGTTCCTGAGCAATGGCCTTCCGAGCCTTATTTACATCTCTCTTTCCGTGTCCAACAAGCTCAAGATATCCTTCGATCTGGACTATCTTCTTTGCAGTATCTTTATCGCTCTCGGCGGAAACCATACTCTGCGCTACGTTATGAAGCATCTGAGCAGTATTGCGTAGTGTCTCAGCATTTTCCTTGATAATGTCTAAAAGATTCTGATCCATGTAAATCACCAAAAATATTAATCTACCTTAATGGTATGCAGAAAAGATTTCTTTTCCCACCAACTCTGACTATTCATGATAACTTTTAGAGCTGCTAATTTCATTGCGTCTCCAACTCCTGTCTCCATACCAGTCCCAGAAATTTCCTCTGATGTAGAAAATTTCCCCTCATCGCTTACCTCAACGACAACTTTATAGTGCGATGCCATGTCCATCAAATCCGTATAAAAAATAGTCAAGAGGAGTCTCTACCAGTTCTCATCTTCCCCGGTAGCAGCTACCTTCTCGACAATCTGAACGGGCTCTGCGGGCATCCCCGAGCTTATGTCCTTTATCGCATAAACCCGGACTCCCGGAGTGTCCCGCTCCTTGTTAATGAACACCTTTCCAATTACCTGCACTATCCCCGCCAGATTACCCTTCTCGTTTGTTACAGAATCAAAGACTGTAGAATCCCCAATTATGTTGATTGAGCCTCCAGCCATGTCAGAAATTGTAGTATATCCGATCTTTGTTCCCTTCTCTGGAACCTGTTTGATCTCCACAATCGCATCTCCGAACATGGGCTGGAGCTTGACAAACTTTCCGCTGTAAGCTCTGATCCCGTTGAGGTCGGCAAGAGTATCAGCCGCAATGTTGTCTCCCAGCTCGACCTTTTCGCTGCTAGTAGTTGGCTTACTGTTCAGGTTCCAATACGGGCCATTCTCGCGGAACATTCCCTTGTAGGTTGCTCCATAATCGACCTTGTGCCCCATCCATTCGTCGAAAACCGTACTTACTGTTCGGGGAGAGGTTGTGCCATCCTGGTTCAGGACAAGGACCTCAAGAGATCTGGACATAAGGGGCTTGTCTGTAAGCATCCCGTCTCTGTCCTTCTTGTAAACAGGTTCTTTTACAAACTTGCCGTTCTCGTCCTTTAGAACTTCTCCGTCTGCGTCCTTTACATTTCTCATAACAGGTTTTGGATCATAGGCTACAAGGATCTTAAACGGGGCTCCTGCTGCGATCTTTGGAACCTCAAACTTCCTTTCTGTTGGCCCAACATCATTGATTCCGTAGTTTGTATATCCGTCCCGGATAGACTTATTAATTCTCCCTCTGTAGAACCCAGGTCTGAAAGACTTATTAGACCAGTGAGTTGCCCTTATGCGAACGCAACCCTCCGTCTTGGGCTCTGTATGGAACAAATCTGTGTTGTTTCCTACCGGAACAATCAGGTATAGGTTTGAAAAAGCCTTATTGTTCTTTGTAAGCCTTGCGTCGTCTTGAGACTCCAGATAAAATATAATTTCTGTGTCTCCCTTTGATGCCGCTCTCTCACAGGCAATTACCTGATTAACCGCCATTTCCTCCAGTGAAAGAACCGTATCCTTTCCAGCTACCTTGAGATTAAAAGGCTTGGTTCCCTTCTCCTTAAGTCCAGCCAACTTTTCAGAATACTTATCCATAAAAACATCTTTTTTCAGGCCGGTTGCGTCTACGCCGCGCTGGATAGCGCCCTCTAGGTCAAAATCGTTTTTCTTTGTCATAACCATCAAATCCTTGCTTAAAAGAGGTTATCCTGTAAAATGATGTACTAGAATAAATAGTTGTCGGATGGGAAGTCACACCAAAACTTCATAATAAAACATTGTAAATCCATATCCGGCGAGCAATCCTATAAAAATATAACATATCGAACTAAATTCTTCATTAGTCATTCTTCATCTCTCCTTGAATAACAAAAAACTTTAGAAAAGGTCCGAGGGGGAAGAGGCATGGCTTGGAGGAGGTACAAGCCGCTAGGACGGAGGTGTAAGGAGGGAGATGGCAGAACGGATTGAGCCCCTCGGACAATCTCTAATAATATTTCTGATATTATTTAAATCTTACGGTTGGTTAAACATTTATTCCACCCGTAACAGTAACTTTGGCTCCGGTCACAAAGATAGTATCGTACTTTTCAAGATACTTCTGAACCTCTTCCCAATGTCTGGCAATATAACAGGCCATTTTCCATCTCATTTCCGGAGTTTTAAAAATCTCAAGTTTCGTAAAATCGGTAAAAACCTCCGTCCTCTTCTCCTGTCTATCTTTAAGATCCTCTATTGCTTCTTCTTCGCTCTCCCCCACTCCATAGATAAAATGGTCCTCAGAGTCGTATGCGTAAAAAGTTTCTTCATACAAGCCGTAGATGGTGCCTATCATAGAAAACCTCCTATCGCCAATTCTCGTTACCCATAATGAAGGCAAAGGCAAACCACAAAAAAAGTCCGAGTCCAAACCAAAGCCATTTTATGTCTTCTCCGGCATTATTAAGTATTGGCGAACAACTTAAGTACATAGAAAATAAAAAACAAAAACCGACAATTCCAAGTACTATTCCTACAACTTCACTACCATTCATTTCTTCTCCTCCAAGAACTTCTCTAAATTCTCAATTGAGATACTTCGCGCAAGGAAATCGACACCTGCATCTTCGATTCCGTGATGAGTACCTAGATCCCACCTGGGCCACAATTTCTTGATGGGTCCGTATCTTTTGATTTGTCCAATGCCCTCCATTATATTCAAATGGGCCATAATTCGCAGGGCGTTTACGGCTGCTATTTCTTCTCTTGAATATTCTGGCAATTCCGGATGTTTCATTTTGTAATCATAAATTTTTTGGACCAGCTCTCTTGTTCCTGGGCAGTCATCATACCAATGGGGCTTCAGCTTC